ATCCTTTCCGCTAAGCGTCGTGGTCTCGGTGGTCGATAAGATCACCGCGCCACTGAAGGGGATCACAGCAGCAGTAAGCCGCGTAGGCGGATCAATCAAAGGCCTGAGCGATCGCTCGGGTCTTTCCGTTTTGACCAACGCATTCAGCAAGGTTGGCACATCCGTTGCCGGTCTTGGCCGGGCCGTTGCCGGGGTAGGCAAGTCAATGCTTGGGATTGCAGCATCGCTCGGCCTCAGTGGCGGCGCAGCTTATGCGGCTGCGCAGGCCTACGCCGACGCCACGGGCGCGATAGGCGATCTTGCGGAGAGGACTGGCGCATCCAGGGAGCGCATCCAGGAGCTGGGCTACGCGGCCCAGTTGAGCGGGTCTTCGGCAGAGACTCTAGGCGGCGCAATCCAGAAGATGAACTTGGTGATTGGGCAGGCAAAATCAGGTTCTAAGGAACTCAAGGAAATGTTCGCCGGCCTGCAGATCTCGTTCAAGAACGCCAACGGCGAGGCCAAAAGCACCGACGAAATCTTCGACACGGTCGTCAACCGGATATCCCGCATCAAGGACCCTGCATTGCAGGCCAAGGCTGCGGTGACAATCTTCGGGAAGTCGGCAACCGAGCTGCTTCCATTGCTCAAGGGTGGCACAAAAGGTATCGCGGAGATGGCGGCCGAGGCCAGGCGCCTGGGCGTGGTCATTGACGAGAACGGCGTCCGCGCAGGCGAAGAGTTTGGCGATGTGCTGGATAAGCTGAAGTACGCTTTCAAGGGGGTTGGCAACACCATTGGTTCAGCCTTGGTCCCGCAGCTTTCGATGCTGGCTACGCAGCTCACGGACACCATCGTCAAATACCGTCCGCAGATCCAGGCCTTCGCGGAGGAATTCGCCAAGAACCTGCCGCGCTACCTAGAAGAAGCTGGAGCCGCGCTGAAGGAATTGTGGGAAGCCTTGAAGCCTATCGGCAGCGCGATAAAGTCCCTGTCCGATTCGATGGGAACAATCAAGTTGGCGCTGTCGGTCTTCGTCGGTTACGTGACCGCGGCAGTTTTGCCCGCGTTGATCAGCGTCACGACCGCGCTCTGGGGTCTAGCGGCCGCATTTGTGGCTACGCCTATTGGCCTTTTCATCGCGTCTGCTGTGGCTCTGGCAGGGGTGGCCGTGCTGATCTACAAGAACTGGGACAACTTCGCGTCCTTCTTCACGGAGAAATTCGATGCCGTGAAGTCGGCGTTCAAGACCGGCCTGGTCGATGGGCTGATCGAGGTTTGGCAGCAATTCAACCCAGTCGGCTTTATCTTGGACTCGCTCAACAGCTTGGTGAAGTTCATCACCGGCATCGACCTCGGGTCTATGATCAAGTCCAAGGTGTCTGACCTTCTGCCTGGCAGTGGTGGCGATTCTGATCCTTCTGCAGTGAACCAGCCGATTGGGCCAGACCAGAACTACACGGCGGTGCCCGAAGGGGGGCCGATCGCCGCAGGCCTGGCCAGCGCCAAGGCCGCCATTACAGTTGACTTTAAAAATCTCCCAACCGGTGCGAGCGTCGATACTCAGGCAACAAGCGGCGCGAACATCAAGACAAATCAGGGTTACTCCATGATGCCAATCCAATGAGCTGGCGCGACAGGCTGCAACCGGCCTCCTTCCGTGGCGTTCCGTTCTTCGTCCTGACTGATGACGCTGAGTTCGGCCGCCGGCAAGTAACACACACCGCCGCCTTGGTTGATGTTCCTACCCTGGAGGATCTTGGGCGCGCGGCCGATATCTTCCAGATTGAGGGCTACCTTGTTGGCGAGGATTACGACCTCACCATGCAGGAGCTGATCAAGGCTATTCGCGATACCCCGGGTGAGGGAAGGCTTGTCCACCCCCGCTATGGGGAAAAGTCCGTTGGTGCTTCTGGCTTCAGGATCCGCCACGACAGCAAAGAGGGTCGCGTCTGCCGATTCACTGTGACGTTTGGGGAGGCTGGCGAACTCAGCCAGCCAACCGAGTCAACCGACGGTCCAAACGTCCTGGCGGGCCGCGCCGACGCCATCAGCGAGGTTTCCCAGGAAAGCTTTGTGGATCGGTTTGTGACGGATGGTTTCCCCCAGTACGTCAGGGATAGCGCAGCCGGGACGCTGACCTCATTGGGCGAGTACTTGGCAGAGCCGACAGCCTTCGCCAGCAGCACCTATTCTGATGTCGCTGGCGTTTTCAGCAAGGTCAACGGATACGCCGCTGGGGCAATCGATTTTGTAAGCGACAACGTAGCCGAGTACACGCAGTCAGTTGGCGGATTTCTTGGAGACATCAACGAGCTCGTCAGCTCTCCAGGCGATCTTGCATCCAGAGTCACCGGCATCATCCGCAGCATTCGGGGTACGTTTGGGCTTAGCTCCGGGTCGATCTTATCCGGCATCCTGTCATTGTTCCCGCGCTCTTCCAGTTCTCGTGATCCATACACATCCGGTAATTCGCCAGATAACCCGCCGGATCCTGTCCCCATTCCTGCACCAGTTACGGCCAGTCGTGCCCAGGTGGCGCAGAACCATGAGGCCATAACCCAGCTCGTACGCCAGACGGTGGCTGCCGAGCTTGGGGTAGTGGCTGCAAGTCAGGAGTACGAGACCCTGGACGATGCCATCGAGGTCCGCGAGGTCGTCGCCGAAGTTATCGACATGGAGGCAGAGGTCGCAAGCAGTGATGCCGTATATGAGCATTTGACCTTGGAGCGATCCGAAGTCATGCAGAACATACCGTCGGCGGACCAGTCGAGTGAGCGGATCGTCCCGTACACGATACCGGCTGTTCTCCCTGCACTGGTTGTGGCCCAGACACTCTATGACGATGCCGGCCGCGCGGCTCAAATCGTTACGCGCAACCCAATCCGGCACCCTGGGTTCATCAATGGCGGACAAACCTTGCAGGTGCTGAGCGATGGCTGAGCAAGTATCGTTGCTGATCAACGGCAAGCAATACCGCGGCTGGTCTGAGATATCGCTCAACACTGCCATGGACGCTCTGGCTGGTGCGTTCGCCATCTCGTTGACTGAGCGCTGGGCAGGCGATGGTAGGACCCCTTCCCAGATCGAAGCATGGCCAATCATGAAGGGCGACCGGTGCCAGGTGACGATTGACGGCGAGGTCATTATCGACGGTTATGTCGACCAGTTTCGTCCATCGTTCGGCCCTACTGATCACACCATCGAGGTTCAGGGCCGGGACAAGACCTGTGACTTGATCGACTGCTCGGCCTTCCACCAGCCTGACCAGTGGAAGAACGTCGACCTCATGCAGATTGCCAAAATCCTGTGTGCACCTTTCGGGATCAAGGTCTACACGGAAGTGGATGTCGGCCCGCGCTTCGACGTGGTGAAGCTGCAACAGGGCGAGACGGTGTTCTCTGCCCTTGATCGCCTTGCCCGATTCAGGAAGGTGCTCATGGCTCCTGGTGTTGCCGGCGGGCTGCTCTTCACCCAGGCCGGAAAGACGCGCGCGACAGTTCGCCTACAGCAGGGTGTCAACATTAAAAGTGGAAGCGGCGTCCTCGATGACTCTCAGCGATTCAGCAACTACATAGTCAAGGGGCAGAATGTTTCCTCAAAGACCACTGACGGCGAACTTGAGGCTCATGCCGAGGCGCGCGTAACTGACTCGGCTGTTACTCGCTACCGACCCCTGGTGATTATGGCGGAGACTGGCGCCACGAACGGCAGCGCCGCCGACAGGGCAACTTGGGAGGCCAACGTCCGCCTTGGCCGTTCTGCTGCTGCGACAGTAACCGTCCGCGGTTGGCGACAGGGCCTCACTGGGCCTCTGTGGAAGCCCAACCAACTGGTCGGTGTTACATCTTCGTTCTTGCGGATGGATGGTGACATGCTCATCCGTCAAGTAACCTACAAGCGGTCGGCCAGCTCAGGCACCGAGGTCGAGCTCTCGCTTGTAAGCCCTCAAGCTTTCAGCCCTGAGCCACCGGACAAGACAAAAGACAAACGCCCCAAAACCAGCGGGCGAAACATTTGGCGGGAGGCATTGGGCGATGACGAGCCGAGCACTTAACATGCTGGCCAAGGCGGTCACAAGGAAGATCGTTGATACGCTTGGCAGGCAGACAGCCCAGGTCGAAGTCACCAAGGGCGAGCTGATCGATGACATGGAGCGCATGCAGGATTACGGCTTCACCAGCAATCCACCGGTCGCCGGAACAGACGCCATCGTCGCATTCCTAGGCGGCAGCCGTGAACAGGGCGTAATCATCCGTATGGAGAACCGACAATTTCGACTGAAGGCCCTTGAGGCCGGAGAAGTCGCTATGTTCGATGACCTGGGCAACGTATTCAAAATGGGGCGAGACGCGGTTGATCTGGTCGCAGTCACCAAGGCAGCAATCTCGGGGCCAGAAGTCGAGGTCTTGGCCACTGCGTCTGCGACCATAGGGGTCGGCGGATCATCCATTGTGGTGACACCTGGAGCAATCAACATAACATCCACTGTCCTGACCCATAACGGGAAGAACATCGGGAACACTCATTACCACGTTGGCAGCCCACCAACGGCGGTGCCGGTATGATCGACTATGGCCTCTTCATCGGCGAAAAAATTATCGACATGGTCTTGGTGCCCGGAGACATCGCCGGCGACGACGGTCTGGAGACTGCCGTGATCATCAGCCTTTTCAGTGATGCTCGGGCAACGGATGACATGCTCGACGCCATCGATAATGATGGAGACCTTCGCGGATTCTGGGGCGATATAACCAGGCCTGACGACTCGACCGGATCACTGCTGTGGACCATGAAGCGATCCAAGCAACTCACCAGCACCCTGGCCAAGGCCCGTGGATATTGCCAGGATGCTCTGAGCTGGCTGGTTCAGGATCAGATTGCACAACGGGTCGAGGTCAGGACCCGCTATCTTGCGCCTGCCTCTGGGGTCATGATCATTGAGGTGGATATCTACCGGCCTGGGTCTGCCAATCCAGTTCTCTACCGCTACGGCTACGAGTGGTCGGCGCAATTACTCAAGGTGAACATCTGATGCCATTTGCACGCCCGACGCTGGAAGAGCTCATCAACCGAGTTTCCACCGACATCGCCAGCCGACTGCCCGGCCTCTCCTACTCCCTGGTTCGCCGCAGCCTTGCCGGTGCTCTTGCCAGGGCAGAGGCGGGCGCCGTCCATTCGCTCTATGGCTATCTCGACTTCATCGCGAGGCAGGCGATCCCAGACACCGCTGAGGATGAGTACCTGCTGCGCTGGGCAGCTATCTGGCTGCCCGACGGGAGGAAGCCGGCCACCTTCGCTTCTGGCGAAAACGCTGTCCAGGTAACCGGGGCCATTGGAAGCGTCGTCCTTGAGGGAACGTTGTTTGTTCGATCTGATGGGCAACAATACAAAACAACGGCCGAGGTAATGCTATCCGGGACTACTGCCCTGGTAAGCGTTCAAGCAGTAACAGCAAGCGCAGCCAGCAACACCGGGGCCGGCGTGAGCCTTACCCTGTTCCAGCCAGTAGCAGGGATCTCCAGCACCGCCATTGTCGTATCCCCTGGCATCACAGGTGGTAACGACCAGGAGACCTTGACGGCCCTTCAGGCGCGCTTGGTTCGCCGCATCCAGCAGCCGCCACAGGGCGGCAACGCAGCCGACTACGAGACATGGGCTTTGGAGGTCCCTGGCGTGACTCGCGCTTGGGTGAAGCCTTTGTATCTTGGGCCTGGAACAGTCGCCGTGTTCTTGGCGAACGACAACGCAGTCACGGCTCCAATCCCGGATGCCGGCACGGTTGCGGCAGCCCTGGCGTATATCGAGGAAAAGAGGCCCGTAACAGCAATCGTCTACGTGATGGCCCCAACGGAATATGTCGTCAACATAGCGGCGAAGATATCTCCCAATACGGTCGCCACGCGGACAGCCGCTGAAGCCGAATTGACAGACCTGTTCCTTCGGGATGCGGAGCCGGGCGGAACTATCCACATCAGCAAGATCCGAGAAGCCATCAGTATTTCAAGCGGTGTAGTGGACAGTCAGGTCACGGCCCCATTGGTCGATGTTGTCGCCGGGGCTGGGGCAATTCCGGTGCTGGGTACCATAACGTGGAGCAGCTTCTGATGGCTCACACCGTTGAAGAATACTGCAGCCTACTGAAAAACCTTCTTCCCCCTGGCGCTGCTTTCCCGCGCGAGCCAGGCACGGAAATGGAAAGGGTGCTGCTTGGGTGTGCCGTAGAATTCGCGCGAGTGGAAGGCCGCGCCGACGCGCTTGCTATAGATGTTAACCCCCTATACACCAACGAGCTGTTGACCGACTGGGAGCGCGTGGCTGGACTTCCAGACAAGTGCGCGGGGACTCTGGAAGAAACCCTACAGGGTAGACGAAGCGCTCTAGCGGCCAAGCTTCGCAGTACTGGCGGGCAGTCTAAGTCCTACTTCATTTCTGTGATGGAGGCTCTTGGATACGAGATAACCATCTCAGAATTCAGACCATTTCAGGCAGGAATATCAACAGCAGGCGATGCCTTAACAAATGGCGACTGGGTCTATACGTGGCGTGTAAATGCACCAGAAACAACGATCATATATTTCCGCGCTGGACTCTCTGCCGCAGGCGAAGCGCTTAGGACTTGGGGGAACGACACATTGGAGTGCAAGATAAACTATCTTAAGCCTGCTCACACAATTGTTCTGTTTGGGTATGGTGCGCTAGAGGCTGAAGCCCATTACTTGGCAGCCGACCGACTTTTTTACGCGGCAAACTATGAAATACCTGAAGACCTGGAGACGACGCCATGAGCTTTGCATCTGATATTGATGATCGATTGATTGCCGCAGCTATAAAGGCTGAGGGCGGAAGCGAGATTATTCGGCTTGTTGCGAACGGCCCAGAAAACTCAACCGTCCCAAGCGAGTCCGGCCCCATCCCTACCTTGCTGGAGTGGCAAAGAATACATGCTGCTGAGCTTGGCAACTTGCCGGCCTTGGAGGCAGATGTAACCTCGCTCAAGGCATCCCGCACGGCCTTGGCAAATCCCGCAACCGGAACGAATGAGGTTGGCTACGGTGGCGGATTATTGAAAGACTACTTGGACCAGTTCGTCGTTCTTCGCCCTAAATCGGGTGACCGGACGGCAGACCTTACCGCTGCGAAGGCTTTGGCTATCACGACTGGCAAGACCGGCGTGCTCATGATCCCAGGGAAGTATGATTACGACGGCGCGACATTCAATTGGGCGGCCGCTGATCTATTGTGGGTTGCTTTGGGCTTGGTCGAATTGCACAGCACCACTGCTGGCGTCGCCTACAAAGCTGATGCCGGTAATGCAAACTGGTATCGGTTCAAGATGCTCGGTAATTTCATCGTAACCGGCAACGCATCCTCGACTGATGGTGTTTTTATTCGTGGCATGCATCACGCTCGTTTTGATCTGCGAGCACATGACATCCCCGGCACCGCTTTCGTAGTCAACTACGGCGTTAGAACCAAGTACAACTTTACCTGTACAGATGCAGGTAGACCGTTCGTCATAACTCCAACTAAAGGTCTTACAGCGACCATTCGTAATACCGGCGAGTATGTAGCAGATAGCGAATTCGACTTAACCCTAGAGCTGATTAATGGCCCTGGCGCAGATCTGGTTAATGTCCATGGGTGCAAATTCAAAGGCACCAGCGAAGGAAATGCCGGTTATGGTGTTCAAGAGCAAGCCGCGTGCCGAGACAACATATTCGATAGGTTTTGGTGTGAGTTAAACGGTAGTAATGACTTCATCCTGCGTTCAAACGCCACGCTGTTAAACTGTCATGCCGGTTCGTCGACGGTAACCAATAACGTACATATCGAGGGACGAGGTGCCAAGATCTACGGTGGCGCTATGCGTTGCATCAATCGTGACGCAACGTGTGCAGACGTTGAGCTGCAAGGCGTAGAGGTTTCGGATAACGCATCGCTTGGCATCAAGGGTGGAGGCGTCAATAACAAGGTCATCAACTGCGTCAAGACCGATGTAAATGGAAATGTCACAGGGCGCTATACTGATGTGCTCGGGGACTCAGGGACGTTCCTCCCAACCTTCTTTGGCACTGGCGGCGGAACAGCTCACACCTACAGCAGCCAAGTTGGGTACTATCAGAAAATTGGCGGTCGGCTTAACTACGAGATTGTTGCAGGGGTAACTACAAAAGATGCGACCATGACCGGCCCGGTCAGCATAGGTGGATTACCACTATTATCAAATGCCGATGCTAACCGAGTTTCTATAGCAAACATGGGCAACTACAATTTGATAACAACGACAACAGCTAGACCACAGCTATCAGGTAGAATTCTGCCAAACACCCAAGCCATTCAGCTTTTCATAAGTGGCCCAGGGGTTGGCGCCTTGCAGTTGGACTCAGCCGCAATCGTAAACGGAAGTTCTATAACCATTTCGGGTAGCATCCCGCTCGCATAAAAGGTACTACCATGCACAGAATCGACGTTCCATCCGCAACAGTCGACAATCAGTTCACCGATGGTAGCCCCACTGGTGGAGTCCCAGCAACCATAGTCCCTGCATCCTGGTTGAATGATCTCCAGGAAAACGTGGTCGAAGTTATTGAGGGTGCCGGAATAACTCTGGTTAAGGGCGACCACTTTCAGCTACTGGCTGCGATTACCGACCTGATTGCCGATGAGCCTATTTCACAGTCTCTCGGTACAAGCGGATTCCGGGTATTAAAGGGCGGGATGATAATTCAATGGGGTGTTGTTGATGGATCTATAGCGAATGACGCTCTTGTCACGCTGCCAACTACATTCCCAAATAACGTAGGTGGTTTTGCCGCAGTTGGATTTGCAAGCACGAAGAGCGAGGGGAGTCCATTCATATACGCGCCAACCAACTCAAACTTCAGACAGCACCGATTCAATGCCGCAGGAACTGCTGTAACGGTTGGTTTCCGATGGGTTGCGGTTGGTCATTAAGGGGTAATTTATGCGAACTTTTTTCGATCAAAAAACATTAGGGTTTCTGCATGAGTCAATTATTGGGGATGCCATTCCAGAAGGAGTTGTTGAGATTTCTGAAGAACTTAGATTAAGTCTTCTCGATGGAGAAAGAAATGGCCAGGTTATCAAGGCTAAAAAAAATGGCGATCCGTACCTAGCAGATGCTCCACCACTTACCAACGA